GCTATGGGCGATGCCGCTCCAATGGTAAAGGCGTTACAACAATAATGGCTATAAAATATCGTGGACAAACATTTTCTGGGTACAACAAAGCAAAACGTACACCAGGACATAAAACAAAGTCGCATGCCGTATTAGCAAAAACGGGAGACCAAATAAAACTTATACGTTTTGGTCAAAAAGGTGTTAGTGGCGATAAAACTAATACAGCACGCTCACGATCTTTTAAAGCACGACACGGTAGTAATATTAAAAAAGGGAAAATGAGTGCCGCGTATTGGGCTAACAAGGTTAAATGGTAGGAGAATAACATGGCGAAAAAAGGTTTATATGCAAACATTCATGCAAAGCGTAAAAGAATAAAAGCGGGTTCTGGTGAAAAGATGCGTAAGCCAGGAAGTAAAGGCGCTCCAACAGCAGCTAATTTTAAAAGAAGCGCCAAAACTGCTAAGAAGAAAACATTAATTTAAATGTTTAAAACCGAAAAAGACCGCATAGAAACCTATAAAAGAATGTTTGCAACCGATGACGGCAAACAGGTTTTAGAAGATTTAAAAGAACGGTTCCATATAGAAACAATGACATTTGTTGATAACAACCGGGATTTGAGTTTTGTCCATGAGGGGCAAAGAAGTGTCGTACTGTATGTACTGCATTTATTAAGAGAAGATAAACTTAACCAACAAACAATAGCGGAAGGATAAAAAAACATGGCAGAAGAACAGGTAGCGGATGCTCCAGTAGAAACTGGGCAAGCACCGTCTGATTGGAAAGCAAGTCTCCCAGACGATATAAAAAATAACAGTTTAATACACAATATGGATGATGTGGAAACATTAGCCAAAACAGCCATTCATGCACAATCTATGGTCGGTGCCGAGAAAATAGCTATTCCTGGTAATTGGGCTAATGATGATGATTGGAACGGTGTATATAATAAACTTGGTCGACCAGAATCAGCAGAGGGTTATGAACTAAAAAACCCAGAAGGAACAGAAGCTATTGATGGCGACATAAAAAGTTGGTACCAAGATTTGGCACATGATGCAGGATTAAATAACCGCCAGGCGCAAAAGATATTTGAAGCGTACATAGCAAAAACGGGCGAAATGGCTCCTGTAAATGAAGAATTAAGTCAACAAGATTTAGAAATACAAAAAAGCGAAACCGAAGTAACCCTTAAAAAAGAATGGGGTAAGGCGTTTGATGACAAATTAAACGAAGCTAAAGGCATACTAGACCAATTTGCCCCGGAAGGTTTTGCAGAAATTATGACAAAAGACGGTATTGCTTTGGGCAATTCTCCAGAGTTTATAAAAACTATGGCTAACATTGGTAGTTATATAAATTCTAAAGTAGGAGAAGATAAGATTATTGGCGCTAAACAAACGCCATCTCTTACACCAGAAGATGCACAAAAAGAAATATCAATGTTGCGTGGCGATCCTAAAGATAAAGGGCCGTATTGGAACAGCAGACATCCAGACCATGCAGCCGTTGTCGCAGAAGTTTCACGACTTATGGAATATTTACATCCAGAAGTCGAGGAGTAGGATAAGCGTAAGCCCCTACCGAGCCAACAGCGTTAAGTTGGAGGTAGCATACTTAATGTTAAAGTGTCTTGTAATACAGGGTAGCACTTGCTTTTTTATTAACTAATAACACGGAGGCTTATATGTCTACACAAGTGAGTACAGCTTTCGTTCAGCAATTTTCTTCGAATATTACTATGTTATCTCAGCAAATGGGTTCCCTTTTGCGTGGTAGTGTAGATTCAGAGACTATTACTGGAGAGAAAGCATTTTTCGATCAAGTCGGAAAAGCAGCCGCTGTTGTTCGTACTACAAGACATGGAGATACCCCATTAATGGAAACTCCACATACTCGTAGGATGGTAACTCTTTCAGATTATGAATGGGCAGACCTTGTCGATTCTGTAGATAAAGTAAGGATGCTTGCAGACCCTACTTCTACTTATGCAAGAGCAGCAGCAGCAGCAATGGGAAGATCAATGGATGATGTGATTATTGCCGCAATTAACGGTAATGCACAAACAGGTAAAGCAGGTTCAACTGCAACAGCTTTACCATCAGGGCAAAAAATTGCTCATGGTTCCGCAGGTTTAACTATTGCGAAATTAGTAAGCGCTAAGAAACTTCTTGACGCTAATTCAATCGATCCGTCTATTCCGAGATACATAGCGGTATCACCAGAACAAATTGAAGATTTGTTAAATAATACAACAGTTACTTCAGCAGACTTTAATACTGTTAAAGCGCTTGTTCAAGGTGATATAGACACTTTTGTTGGTTTTAAATTTATTGTTACTAATCGTCTAACTGACGATGGTACATCCAGATTATGTCCAGCCTGGGCAGAAGATGGCGTTAAATTAGGAATCGGTAAAGATGTTAACGCTCAGATTACGGAAAGAGCGGACAAAAGCTACAGCACACAAGTTTACTATTGCATGTCTATTGGGGCAACCCGCATGGAAGAAGAAAAAGTTGTGCAAATAGCTTGTAACGAGTAAGGGAGGATTATAAAATGGGTACAGTTTATTCTGATCAAAAGACTAAATGGGATCAAAATAATCCGACTGAAGCAATTAAACCTATTGAAATGGGTGGTCGTGTTCGTGTAGCATACGGTTCTTATACCGCATCTGCTGAACAATCAGACATTCATATGTTTAATTTACCAAACGGTGCAAGAATACTGTCTGGTGAATTAGTGCATGTGGCTTTAGGTTCTTCTACAACAGCATCTGTAGGCCATGCAGCTTATAAAAATGCAGCGGGTACTGACGTAGCTGCTGACGTTGATGAGTATAAAGCAGCAGCCGCTTCTACATCAATTACTACAGTTGATATAGCAGCAACGGCAGCGCTTGGCAAAAATTCAGTTGTTGACGCAGACGGTGATGGGCTTCCTGTTACTGTCAGTATTGCTGGTGCTAATGGTACTGGTAAAGTTGAACTTAAAATGCTTTACGTTATCGATTAATACAAATTGGAGAGAGCAAGCGTTTGCTGCTCTCTCTCTTTTATTTAGGAAAAAACAATGGCTTCAGACGTTGATATAGCAAATAGTGCATTAAATAATTTAGGCGCATCCAACATTAATTCTTTAACAGAAGATAGTGTTGCTGCCCGTATCTGTAACCAACGCTATGAGTTTGTTCGCGATGCTGTTTTTAGAGCGCATCCTTGGAACTGCTTAGTAAAACGATCTTCATTAGCACAAAACAGTACAGCACCTGTTTGGCAATATACTTATGCTTTTAATTTACCAACAGACCCTTATTGTTTGCGTGTTTTACGAGTAGAAGATTTAGATACAGATTATAAAGTAGAAGGAAGAACAATAGCTTCCGATAATTCTACAATGAAAATAAAATATATTGGTCGTGTTACCGACCCTAATGAATACGATATGCTTTTAATAGAATGTTTATCTGCACGACTAGCAGCGGATATAGCGTATGCTATTACAAATAATAACGCATTAACAGCAACTATGTGGGAAATGTATAATCAAAAATTAAGCGAAGCACGTTTTGTCGATGCTACCGAAGGTATGCCAGGCACAGAAGGTGTTGATTATGGCGTATTACATTCTAATACGTTTATTAATTCGAGGTTCTAATGCGAGCCACCACCTCTTTTACAAATTTCACTTCTGGCGAAATAAGTGATTTATTAGATGGTCGTACCGATTTAACACGGTACACTAATGCGGCAAAAAGTTTAACAAACTTTGTTGTGCATCCTGCGGGTGGTGCATCCAGACGACCAGGCACAAAATTTATACACGAAGTAAAATCAAGTGCGGCTGCGGTAAGATTAGTACCGTTTGAATTTAATACAACAACAGCTAATACTTATATATTAGAATTTGGTAATTTATATTTTAGAGTATTTCGCGATGGCGGTATTGTTACCGAAGCAACAAAAACTATTTCTGGTATAACACAAGCTAATCCAGCAGTTGTTACAGCTAATAGTCATGGCTATTCTAATGATGACCATGTTATTATTAATAGCGTAGTAGGCATGACAGAAGTTAACGGTAAAACTTTTGTTGTAAAAAACAAAACAACAAATACTTTTCAAATACAAGATGTAGATGGCAATAATATAAATTCTACAGGTTATACAGCGTATTCATCTGCAGGCACTTCTGCAAGAATATTTCAAGTAACAACGCCTTATACGACAGCGCAAGTAGCGGATTTAAAGTTTACACAATCAGCGGATGTTATGTATTTAACACACGTTGACCATGCGCCAAGAAAATTAACACGGACAGCCCATACAACCTGGACACTTACAACACCAGATTTTGTTAATGGGCCGTATTTAGATGAAAACAGTACAACAACAACATTAACAGCTAATGCACGAACTGGCAGCAGTTGCACAATTACATCATCAGCTGATTTGTTTGAAACTACGGATGTTGGTCGTACTATAAAGATATACGAAGGTTATGCTAAAATAACAAGCCGTACTAACGCTACAACTGTAGTAACTACAGTACAAACAGATGAAATTGGCGAAGCAGAATTATTGCCATCATACACAGATAATACTATAAGTTTTGTAGAAGGCGATCCTGATGCTACAGGTAAATCGCATAATGATTTTATACGCGATAGTTCAAAACAATTTATAGAACAAGGTTTTAAAGAAAATATGACTATTACGGTGTCTGGCGCATCGAATAGTGCTAATAATGGCGATTATGAAATTGTTAAAGTAACAAGCGATGAAATAACACTTGTTCCTGTTGATGATGTTGTAAATGAATCAGCAAGTAATAGTATTACAATAGTCGGTAAATTACACGCAACAAAAGATTGGTCATTAGGAGCGTTTAGTGAAACAACAGGTTATCCAAGAGCCTGCGCTTTTTATGAACAAAGATTAGTGTTTGCAGGAACATCAACACAACCGCAATCGTTATACTTTAGTGTAGCAGGTGATTTTGAAAACTTTACGGAAGGCGA